TTGACTAGCGGGCGTGGCCTACCGTGTGAAAAAAATTCCCAATGTGGAGAATCCCGTCTAAAAATATATGCCAGCCAAGAAACCCGCCGGACTGATTGAACGACACGAAACTGCCGCAGAAGCTGCCGAGCGCGCGCAAAAAGAGACTGCGCTGCGCCCTCAGCGTTCGCTGCCGGTGGAAGCCCCAGCGCGGTTGGATGGCCATCCTATAGCGCGGGCAACCTGGCGGCGGATGATGCGGCGCTGGAGCGAGCTGGAAGCCGTGATCGTGACCAGCCTGGACTGGGACATGCTGATCGATTACTGCATCCTTATGGAGCAGGTGGTCGAGCTGGACAAGATGCGCCGGTCAGCGTACCAGGTATGGGAGAAGCTGGATGAGGCCTTGGAAAAGCTAAGCGAGGAAACGCCAGCTGAGGATCAGGTCAAGATGTGGATGAAGGTTGGCGCGGCGCTATCGGATGCAACGAAGCTGGACGGGCGTGTAGACCGCAAGCGTGCATTGCTTCATCAATGGCGCCAGTCGCTCTATCTGACACCCCGATCTCGAGCAGGGACGGCGCCAACCAGAAAAGAGAAAGAGGAGCCTCCGGACGACATGGAGCAGCTCATGGATGATGTGACCAGTTACGTTAATGACCAATGAAAGTTATTCGAGCAATCATTCTGGTTCTTATAGTTTGCATGGCGGTGGTCATGTTCGATGAAGCGCGTGCAGTCCGGGCAGTGAAGTTCTATGAGAACCTGAGGCACACAAAGGGCAGGTTCTTCGGGCAGCCGTTCACGCCACTGCCCTGGCAGGCTCAGATCGTGCGCGACGTGTACGGCACGGTCAACGAGCGCGGGGTGCGGCAATATAAATATGTCTACCTCGAGGTGCCCAAGAAGAACGGGAAAAGCGAGATGGTCGCTGGTGCAGCGCTGTACCAGACGTTTGCAGATGGCGAGCGCAACGGAGAGGTGTATGGCTGCGCCGCGGATAAGCAGCAGGCCAGCATCGTATTCGATGTGGCTGTCGACATGATCGACCAGGTCCCGGCGCTGAAGAAGCGGGCCAGGCTGAACCTGAGCACCAAAAAGATCACAGACCGGAAAACGGGCACGTTCTATAAGGTGGTCAGCTCGGAGGCTTACTCGAAACACGGGTTGAACGTGAGCGCGTGCGTATTCGACGAGCTGCATGCCCAGCCCAACCGTGACTTGTGGGACGTGATGACCTTCGGGGCTGGGGATGCCCGCGTGCAGCCGATCTGGTGGATCATCACTACGGCGGGGGATGACCCCGACCGCTTATCGATCTGCTGGGAGCAGCACGATTACGCCAAGCGGATCCTGGCCGGTGATATCATCGACCCGACCTGGTACCCGGTGATCTATGGCTACGACAAGACCGACCAGGATGATGGGAACGACATTTACAACGAGGCCAACTGGTATAAGGCCAATCCATCTCTGGGGCATACCATCGAGATAGAGTCGGTGCGCGAGGCAGCTGAAAAGGCAAAGCAGAAGCCTGCCGACGAGCGACTTTTCCGCTGGCTGCGACTTAATCAGTGGATTACCACCAAACTGACCACGTGGCTGCCGCTGGATCTGTTCGACGCCACGATCGGCGATTGGAATCGGGCCGACCTGCTGGACAAAGAATGCTACCTGGGCCTGGATCTCTCCAGCACCACCGACCTGACCGCCCTGGCAACTATCTTTCCACCACAAGGAACACAGCTCGACTGGCGGGTATTCTGGGATTGCTTCATCCCAGCCGAAGCGATGGATGAGCGTATCAAGAAGGACCACGTGCCCTATGACCAATGGGCCCGCGCGGGCTGGATCACTCCCACCGAGGGCAACGTGGTGGATTACACCAAGATCAGGGATCGCATCCTGGAGATCAAAAAGTTCCACAAAGTTATCGAGGTATGCGCCGATCGGGCGTTTGCCACCATGCTGATCCAGGAGCTGGAAAAGGAAAATCTGACGTGCGTGGACATTCCCCAGACGTTCATCAGCATGACCAATCCGCTCAATGAGACCGAGCGGCTGCTGCGCGAGCTCAAGATCACCCACGAGGCCAACCAGGTGGCGCGCTGGTGCTTCGGTAATGCCAGTATCGCCAAGAATGGTAATGCCCAGATCAAACTGGTGAAAGAGCATAAGGGAAAGAGTGTGGTCCGCACCCGCCGGATCGACCTGGTGAGCGCCTGGATCGATGCGATGGCGCGGGCGGTCAGTTATAAGGGTAATTTCGATTTGAGCGCAGCAATCCTGGATAAGGATTGGGGCCTATGATCAGAAAGATGTCAAAATTCAAGAATAAATATGCAGGGCGCCCGGCAGCGGTGCTGGGAGGCGGTCCAAGTCTGCCTGAGGATATGAAAAAGCTTCCGCAGGGCTGCCTATTGATCGCGGTCAATTACCACGCGTTTTTCGTATGCACGCCAGATTTCATGGTCTATAACGATCAGCCTGAATCGAATCCGCTGCTATTGGCAGCAGTACAGGCGGCAAAAGCCGTAAGGGTCAGCCCGGAGCCGACTTCAGACATCGAGTTCGATGTGCCGGTATGGACCGGCTTCTACAGCTCCAATACGGCAGCCTGGTTTGCCCTCTGGATGGGCTGCGCCCCGGTCATCCTGTGTGGGATGGATTTGTATCAGGGCGAGAAAAAATATTTTCATTCATATCAGGAAGATGAGCCATCATTTCATTACCCGCTTGACCAACACCTGCGGCCATGGATCGAAGACGGTAAGCATCTATTGCCCCATCCGGACCGCCTGAAAGCGATGTCAGGACCGCTGGTGAATATATTTGGCAAATATTATGAAAAAATTCCTGCGTAGATACATCGATGATGTGTTATTGCTGGCAGGCTGCGGATGCATCCTGATCGGGCTGGCGTTATGGAGCCCCATCGCTACCTGGATCGTGGCTGGTTTGATGTTGATCGGTTATGGCGTGTTGATCGGAAAGGTGAAGAGCAATGTTATTGAGTAGCTTATTCAGCACCAATCCCAAAATCAAGGAAGATCCGAACAGTCCCCGACCGGATTATGAACCATCATGGGGATATCGGACGATCTCGGGCGAGCAGGTATCCGTGGAGGCGTCCAAGGCCATCGCTACCGCCTATCGAGCGAAAAACATCATCTCCGATGACGTTGCCAAGATGCCATTCCAGCAGATCCGGCGCCAGAATGGGCGAATCGAGCAGGTCGAACCGGATGTCGTGACGCGCAACATGGCCTACCTGCTGCAAATCAGCCCGAATTTATGGGGATGGACGCCGTTTCAATTCAAAAAATCCGTGATCGAATGGCAGCTTTTCCACGGCAACGCCTACCTATGGAGCCCTATCCTGGGATCGCGGCAGATTCTGATCCTGCCAGCCAACCGGACTGTCCCGATGTTCGATCTGGATGGGAATCTGTGGTACCGGCATACGTTCAGTAACAACGAAGTCCGATATATTCCGGCTGTCGAGATCTTGCATTTGCTGATCAACCCGGACGAGTCCGGATTCATTGGGCGCGGCGTGATCACGTACGCTCGTGAAACTTTCGGGCGGCGCATCGCGGCAGGAAAAACGCAAGGCAGGTTTTACTCCCAGGGATTCATGCCTGCGGCTTACATCCAGACTGCGGGCGAGGTGAATGCCGAGGCGCGCAAAAAGCTGCGCAATGAGTACGAGTCGCAGATGAGCGGCACGGAGAACGCCTACCGACTGGCGATTTTCGACCCCAAGATCACCAAATTCGAGCCGGTCAATATCCAACTCAAGGACGCCCAATTCCTGGAGTCCATTGATGCCAACGACCGGGATATCTGCAACTTCTTTGGCCTGTCCGAGCACATGCTGAACCGGGGAAAGGAAGCCTACAATTCGAACGAGCAGAAATATATCGAATATCTCCAGGGCACGCTGGACGCCTACCTGGTGGCGTGGGAAGAAGCGGCTCGAATTCGCTGGCTATCGAGCGCCGAACAAAGCAACACCTATTTCAAATTTGTGCGCGAGTCGCTACTGAGGATGGACAGCAAGGCGCGTGCGGACGCCATGGCTGTGCGCATCCAGAACGCGATAATGACGCCCAATGAGGCGCTCGAAAAAGAGGATATGAACGGTTATGAGGGCGGCGACGTGCATTATATCCCGGCAAATATGGTGAAAATTGGAGGCAACAATGGAATCAATCAAACCCCATAGGGGCGCTTATTTACTGGACGCATTCATGCGCACTCCCTGGGCGATCCTACCCTATAAGCTGGCCGTTCTGGGCGAGATCGTTGTCCGGCACGTGGCAGGCGAGGAGCTAGATCCAGAAGAGGTGCAGATGTGCATCCACGGCTCCAGGCGACCGGCGGACGCCATTGTGGGCAATATTGCCGTGCTGCCCCTATTCGGGACCATTTTCCCTCGGGCCAACCTGATGACGAACACCTCCGGAGCCACCAGCGCCGAGATGTTTGGGAGGAAATTCGATGAGCTGGTGAAAGACCCTGAAATCGGGGCAATCGTGCTGGATGTGGATAGCCCAGGCGGAGAGGTGGCCGGTGTAGATGAGTTGTCACGCCAGATCTATGATGCGCGCGGGAAAAAGAAGATAGTAGCTGTGGCCAATCACACGATGGCATCGGCAGCGTATTGGATTGGAACGGCAGCGGAAGAAATTGTAGTAACCCCATCCGGTAAGGTGGGCTCAATTGGTGTTTGGGCAGCGCACGATGATGTCAGCGCAGCCCTGGAGATGGAAGGTGTCAAGCGCACCCTGATCAGCGCGGGGAAATATAAGGTCGAGGGTAATCCCTGGGAGCCATTGACCGAGGAGGCCAAGTCGGCAATCCAGGTAAACGTCAATGAATACTATGACGCGTTCATCAAGGCTGTAGCGCGCAACCGGGGCGTAAAAATCGACCAGGTGCGCGAAGGATTTGGGGAAGGGCGCATGGTAGGAGCCAAAACAGCAATTGCATCCGGAATGGCCGATCGAGTGGAGACGCTGAGCGAAACGATCAAGCGCCTGCGCCGATCGATCATCACCCTGAACAAGGAGCAGCAACAGCAAGCGGAAGACCTCCGCAAGAAGGTCCAAAATATCTTACGAAAGGAGCAATGAAATGATCGACCTGAAACCCTATTTCGACGCAGTGAACACGACCGAAGCGGAAGTCCAACGCATTGCCAATGAAATCGATGTGCTATTCCGCGACGGGACGGAAGAAAGTAAGGCCAAGGCGCTGGAGATGAAACCTCAGCTCGACGCGGCCCAGGCCAAACACGCCGAGGCGGCGTCCCTGTATGAATCCATGCAGAAGGCCAACCGCCCGAACGAAGTGGCCAAGAATTTCGTCCCGGTCTCTCCTGCTGCATCAGCCGAGTCGGCGGGCAGCCAGCCCACAGTAATCAAGCGCCAGGAATATGATCGGATGTCCCTGATCGATCGGGACCGGTTCATCAAATCCGGCGGCAAGCTCGAGGACTGAGCTCCTCTACAAAATCTATAAAGTTAGAACTTGAATCTGAAGGACTAAGGAGGTCCTGCCATGTCTAATTCCCTAACTAATCTCATTCCGACCATCTATGCTGCCCGGGATATCGTGCTGCGCGAGCTGACCGGTTTCATCCCAGCAGTAACCCTGGATGCCAACGCCGAGCAGGCGGCTAAGGATCAAACCATCCGCTGGCCGGTGGTTCCTGCGCTGGCCGGTGGAAATATCACCCCAGCAGCCACGGGGCCTGACCCGAGCGCCACCACGCAAGGTTCCGGCACGATGACCATCAGTAAATCGCGCTCGACCTCTTTTTTCTGGGAAGCCGAAGAGCAAAAGGGATTGGGCGGCCTGTACAGCATCATTCTGCGCGACCAGTTTGCCCAGGCAATGCGCACCTTGGTCAACGAGGTGGAAGCGGATCTGGCTGCGCTGTATATCTATGCCAGCCGCGCCTATGGCACCGCAGGCACAGCGCCGTTCGTCTCCGACCTGAGCGATCCTGCCCAGGTGCGCAAGATCCTGGCGGACAACGCTGCGCCGATGGACGATCTGCAACTGGTGATCGATACCACAGCCGGGGCGAAACTGCGCACCCTGGCGCAGCTTACCAAAACCAACGAGGCTGGGAACGATTCGCTCCTGCGGCGCGGCACGCTCCTCGATCTGCATGGCTTTGCTGTCCGCGAGAGCGCGGGGGTGAAGACCCACACCAAAGGCACCGCTGCGGCTTATGCGGTGGACCTGACCGCGGGATACGCTATCGGCTTGACCACCGTGCACATTGATACCGGCACCGGTACTATCCTGGCAGGCGATGTGGTGAACAATATCAAGACCGGCCGGGATACCAACAAATACATTTGTGCCACCGGATTTGCGGGTGATGGTGATGGCGATATCGTGCTAGCTGCGCCTGGCCTCAAGGTGGCCTGGGTCAATAATGACCTGGTGACCGTCGGCGCTAACTATACGGCGAACCTGGCGTTTGCGCGCGAAGCGATCGCGCTGCTGATGCGCGTGCCCGCCATGCCGGAAGGCGGCGATGCTGCTGACGATGTGACCGTGATCACTGACGAACGGACCGGGATCAGCTTCCAGGTGGCGATGTACCGCCAATACCGCCGGGTGGCGTTCGAAGTGGGCCTGGCCTGGGGTGTGAAGGCGATCAAGGCCAACGCCATCGCCATTTTGCTCGGCTAATACCGAGAGCATAGACCGAAACGGCGAGCATCCGGGCGAGAGCTATTTTCGCCCGGTTGCTAAGGCCATCTAAAAACTTTATATCTTCGAAGGAAGGTGAATATGCAGATCTCCGGGCAGAAAGCCGTGACAACAGCAGGCACAGCGGAGCGATTGCATGCTGGATTGGATGTGCACCGGGCCGTGATGATCAAAGCTTTGCCGACCAATACAGGCACCATGTACGTGGGCCAGGTTGATGGCGATGTCGATAATAGCAATGGTATGCCTCTATCGGCTGGGGATTCTCTGATCTTCGCCAACGTCGATAACCTGAATCAAATTTGGCTGAATGCCAGCGTGAATGGAGAAAAGGTAGCCTGGCTGCTCCTGACGGTGTGAAACAATGGCTCTAATATTTAACCTAGTAAACAAGCGCCACAAGGAAGGCTGACATGCCGCTAACTCCAAAACTGAAATTATTGCTGCTGGCAGGCATGGCGATTGGGGGAAGCCCGAAGTATTTGCTGCGGGATGATTTCACCGACACCCTTGCCTCGGGGTCTGTGAACGGCACGCCGGCAGTGCCGGGGCCGGGGACGCGGGCGGTGGTGGATACGAACAGCAAAATATCATTATCCGGCGGATTGCTAAACTTTGCCACTGGTGCAGCGGTGTCCGATGGTCTATGGCTCAATTTGATGACCAGGACTGCCGGCAGAATACTCGTGGCGAAAATGAATATCGCCGATACAGCAGGCGCACCGGCCTTAGGTTGGGGCATTTTACAGTCGGGGGCAATTACTGACAGAATAGCACTCAACGCTCTGGTCGGACTCGTTATATTAAATGCTGCTACCGCATCATCACTTGTGTTGGGTTCTTACACTGCAAATGTATCCTACACAATTGCGGGTATTATGCGTTCGAGTGGAATTTGTTGGTTTATCAAAGGCGGCGTTTTTACTAATTGGACGCTTCTTGCAATTACAGATACTGGCTCTGCCAACTGTTATCCAGGTTCACAAGCCCGAAATATAACAACCATTAGCAACAACAATATACTCCGCGTCCCTGTAACCCTCTGGCTTCCCACGCCCCTCGCTTCAGACGGCATGACCAGCGCTACCCTGACAGACGGTGCGGGTCATGCGGAGACAACTGGCATAGGTTCAGGCGGGGCAAATGTGCCCTGGGCAACGGCGGCGACGTGGGCGGTGGCGGGAGGGGTGGCGGCCAATACGCCGGTGCCGGGTGCGGAAGGCCTCACCAACGGCAATATGGAAACGGGCGATCCGCCCACAGGTTGGATTGCGCAAGCCGCTACTCTTGACGGCGTGGCTGATGAGCGCACGGGTGGGGCGGGGGTGCAATCCATTGATATCTTAGGCACCGGGGTTTATCCGAGTGCATATAAGGCAGCAGTCTTGCCAGTAGGTTTTATGAGGTTTTCGGGATGGGGGAAAAATATTGCGGGTAATGCAGGATTCTTTTCTCCTGCTCCTGGATTTAATGCTCCAGCAGTTGGAGATGTGGCATGGGTATCCAAAACGTTTACATTCTTGTACACGACAGCAAATCCATATATCCAATTATATTCTGGAACACTAGCAACACATGAAGCGCGCTTTGACGATATCTCGTGTAAACCGCTAACCTTTTCTGAGTTAGTGCGACCTCTGAATACTGTTTTTACGGCGGATGTAGTAGCGCAGGTGAAAGTCGCGGCATTTACCGCTTACACCCAAGCAGGTATGGCAGTGCGGCTCAATTCTTCTACCACACCGACAGCCGGAATCATCGCATATTTCGATGGTTGGGGCGACATCAAGTGTTACGAGTTTTCCGGCTCGACCTGGACTCAACTGTTTACCGCCGCCAAAGCGTTTACAGCCAACGGCAGTTTGCAGCTAATCACGGACGGGGCAAATATCCGGCTGATCCATCTCACCTCCGCTGGCGCGGCAACCCTGATCGGCTCGACTGCGGCAGCTACGATTACAACCGGCGGATATCATGGACTTCTCAGCACAGACCCAGGAAACACATTGGACAACCTGGTGATCTATCCCCGCGGTACTGGCGGGGAGTACAGCATACTCGATCGATGGAGTAAATAAAATGAAAAACAAAGACCTGATTGCGTTGTTATCTGAATTACCCCAAAATTTAGATGTGTATTTATATGATGATGACCGAGATGAACATATTAATGTCTCAGGTTGTGCAGTCAAAGATATCAAGGTCGATGAATACGATCCTAAAAAACCATTGACAACAGTGGTTTTAATAGAACGAGAGTATTAGTATCATGGCAAAAGCATTTTGTGTTTCAGCGGTTTCTAACGGAGTACCGGACTTCTCAGGTCTACCCTGTTCGGGTAATGTGCTGCTTGCAATAACACCGAATCGGGCCTGGGGACTGTATATTGTCACGGGCACAGGCGGACAGTTGACGGCGATCAACGCGCTGCCGACCGTGTATGCTCTTTGCCTGGTAACGGCGGGAGGATCGCACTGGCCTGAACTGGAAGATGTTATCTCGGCAGGTGTGCGGACGCGGTTCAATCAATGGCTGACAAATCGCGGTTATCCTACTATTCCGGCAGGCTGGACTTACCGGCAGACCATAACGGCGGTTTGCGTGCGTTTGAATCCTAACCATCGAAACATTGAGGATAATGATGTGCTGGAGCTGGAGTAGCCAGCCAGGAGGATGATATGCCGCTCAAGAAAGGCTCGTCCCCAAAAACGATTAGTGCCAATACATTTGGCGATACTTTCCTAGTATTTATGGACGGACATTATGAGCATTCTACCAGCTAATCAAGCGCAGTTGATCGCCTTCGTAATCCAGAATGCCAGCGGGGTTGAGATAACCGGACTGGGCAGTTCTTATACTCTGCAATTATCCAAGAACGGCGGCGCATTTGCGGCCAGCACAGGCGTGAAGGCCGAGATCGGATCCGGCTGGTACACCTACGAGCTAACGGCAGGCGAGACCGATACTGCCGGTCCATTGGCGATCCAGGTAACCGCCGCGGGAGCCGATCCGCTCAACCTGCTCTATGAGATTCGCCCGTACAGCGCCGAAGAGCCAGCCGGGGCGACAATCCTGACGGCATCTGAAGCCGCCAACGTACTGCGATGCCTGACCACAGACACGCTGATGCTCCAGCTCTTGCCTCAGGTGGATGACTACATCCAGACCGCCACCGGTCGCGATTGGGCTGCGGATACCACCATCCATCCAATTGCCAAAGCCGCAGCGCAGATGCTGTTGACGATGTGGCACGAAAACCCGAGCATGATCGGCAATGTCGGCGCGCTGCCAGGCGGCTTATCCGCCTGCCTGACCCAGCTCGAGGCCATGGCGCAGTATTACTACACCTTCGAGGGTCTGGAAAGCTCGGGATATATCGGACTGAGAGGGATAAGGGAAGGTGATACCGTGGTCACGCTGATCGGTCGGGTCGGCGCGAGCGGCGATCAATCCGCCAAATTCGAGCACATCATCTCGGTGGATGGATATATCCGGCAGACCTCGAGCGAGGATTTGTCGGAGAAATGGTTTACGGCCTACCTGAAACCGCCTCAGGAAATGTAATGAGACTGGGATTGACAATCACCAACCCTGGAGAGCTGCGCACCTCGATCACCCTGCAAAGGCGCTCGGTCGTGACCGGGACCGGCGGGTTTCAGACGCCCACCTGGTCCACGATTGCAACCGTGTGGGCGAAGTGGGTGAACGTGCACGGCTCGGAGGCCTGGATTGCCCAGACGGCCCAGGCTGGCCAGGCGGCCACGGTCACCATCCGCTACCGGTCCGACGTGGATCTAACTTGCGCGGTATTTAAAGGCTCCGATCGATGGGAAATTATATCCATCGATAACATCCAGGAGCGCGGCGAATATTTAGAGCTGAAGGTTATTCGAAAGCGGGAGGGCTGATGGCGAAGGCGACATTGACACTGGAAGGGTTCGATGCATATCTGGAGGAGCTGTTAAAGGCTGGCCAGGATATCGATTTAGTCGTCGAGCAGTGCCTGGACGCTGGCGCCGATGTGCTGGTGGCAGGCATGCAGACGCGTGCCCCGCATGGCCCGATCAAGCAGGCCGTGCGCAAGACCGCCGTCATGGCGGACGGCAATAAGCGCTATTTATACCTGGGCATCCTGCGGGGCACGGATGCCGAGACCGCCCGCATCGCGGCGGTGTGGGAATTCGGCGGGCGTACTTCCCCCAGCCCGAAGAACCCCAAGCGGCACCCGCGCCCGGGTATCCATGCCAAACCCTACATCCGGCCCACGCTGCGCAACGACGCCAAAAAGGCCCGCGCCGCGATGGAAGTTATATTCCAGGAATGGCTGAAAAATGGCTGATATCTGGGCGCTTACCCAAACCGCATTGGCCACGCTGAGCCTGCCTGTCAGCGCTGGAGAATATCTGGCGGATACGCCAGGCGGGGATTTGCCGGATACCTACCTGGTGCACACCGTTATTGATATCTCACCCGAGCAGCATGCCGATGATGCGGAAACACTGCGCAACTGGCTGGTGCAGGTGAGTGTATATCGCCGGGCTGGCCTGTCGGGCCTGCCTGATGTGATCGGAGCGATGACGGGGGCCGGTTTTACGTTCGTAGCCGGGCGGCAGCTCGATTACGACATCGAGACCCGGCATTACGGGATCGCCTTCGATTTCGAATACTTGGAAGAATTGTAAAAAGGAGCAAACTATGGCAAACGATGGTGAGTATAAATCTAAAATCGGCCTCGACAGTCTGTACGTCGCCGAGGTCCTAGTCGACAGCGCAGCGACCTTTACGGCAGATACCCCAGCCTGGCTGGCGCCCGCTGCTGAAGCCAGCCAGGAACCGGCTACGTCATTCCAGATCCAGTATGCCGACGATCAGCCCTACGATGTCGCTACTGCGGAGGGTGAGTCCAAGATCGGTCTAAAAATCACCGGGCTGGACCTGGAGATGCTGGCACAGATCACCGGCAAGGTGTTCGACCCCACCACCGGGCGCATGTACGATAATGGCGGATCGGCGCCATTCATGGCCCTGGGTTTCCGCTCGTTGAAATCGAACGGCGGCTACCGGTATTACTGGTTCCTCAAGGGCAAGTTCGACATGCCCAAAGAGGCAATTGCTACCCTGGCCGACAAGCCGGATCCCAAGACCCTGGATCTCACTTACACGGCGATCCGCACAGTTCACAAATGGAGCCTGGGCGGCGGCGTGACCGATTCGGTCAAGCGCGTGGTCGGCGATACCGACACCGATGCCTTCAGTGCCACCGGCTGGTTCACCCAGGTGCAGGTGCCGGGCGTAGCCACCCCGTCGGCGCTGGCTTTGTCGAGCAGCGTGCCCACGGATGGCGCCTCGAATATATCCATCACCGCCAACCAGACGCTGACCTTCAACAACGCTTTGCCGTCGGATGCGGTGAACCACGTGATGTTGATCCTTGCTTCCGATGCCTCGCAAATCGCGGGCACGGTCACCCTGGACGCCACGAAGAAGATCATCACCATCGATCCGACTTCCAGCCTGGCCAATTCCACGGCCTACATCATCACCTACGCCGTGACTGACATCTACGGCAGCAATCTTAAAGGCGCTGTGAATTTCACCACAGTAGCCTAATAATGCCGACCTGCAGGGGCGGCGCACGCGCCGCCCCTGCCCCAGATGGAGAAATATGCCGAAGTCTACCCCGCTGAAGGTCACACTTTATGATCCCGAGACCAACGAGGTCATCCATGAATTCACGCAGATGTTCATTCCCTGGCGGATGTTCAAGGCCGCTATCCGCATCTCGAAGCAGCTAGGGAATGTCGATCTCAATGATCTGGCGAATCTGCCCGAGGAGCTCTACGACGAACTTACCGCGCTGATCTGTGAAATTTTCGGTCATCGCTTTACTCCCGAGGAGCTGGGTAATGGGGCCGAGTTTGGCGATATGATCCCGGTGATCAACCAGATCCTGGCCAAAGCCGGAGCTCTGGGAAACCCTACGAAGCCGGGGAATTAGCCCCCCCGGCGGATGACGATCTTGTTTCGCAAGATTGGCTGGTAGATTTCGATCTGTCGTTGGTCAGGACCTTTGGCTGGAGCCTGCATGATATCGATGAGACCGACGTGGAAAGCCTGTTGACCTTCGTGAGCGGCCTGACCGGCAAAAAGCCGGCGTTTGCGCGCAAACGGGGTTACTGCGATCAGGTAGATTGGTTATAAGATGCCAAGTGACTCCCGACTGAGCGCCCGTTTCGGCGCTGACACCACCGATTTCAAGAATAAGATCAATGCTCTCAACCGCGAGATGAAAGTGGTGGAGAGCGGTTTCCGCGCCTCCGCCTCGGCGCTTGGAGATTGGTCCGGCTCGGCCAGCGGGCTGGAGATGCGCATCGGAGCACTGAACGATAAAATCGGCCTGCAGCAGCAGAAGGTAGACGCCCTGCGCGGCGAATACGAGCGCCTGGTGGAAGCGCACGGCGCCGATTCGGTGGCTGCGCAGAATGCAGAGATTGCCTACAACAAGGCGACTGAGATGCTCAACGAGATGCAGAGTGAGCTGGGCGAAACCCAGAGCGATCTGGAGAACTTGGGGGAGAGCGAGGACGAAACGGGCAACCAGGCTGAGGAGATGGGGACGCAAACGGAGCAGGCTGGCAACAAACTCGCCGGTTTGAAAGCTGTCGCCGAAGGGGTAGCGGCAGGACTCAAGGTGGCCGTGGCTGCCATAGCCGCGCTGGCCGCAGCGGCAGTAGGTGTAGGTGTGGCTGTCGCTAAGCTGGTGGTCGACTCGGCGCGCTACAGCGATGAGCTGGTCGCTATGTCGGACAAGACCGGCATCGGAGTCGAGCGGCTGCAGGAGCTGTCGTATGTGGCCGACCAGGTGGGCGTAAGCACGGAAACGATCACCGGATCGTTGACGAAGCTGACCAAATCAATGGGGGCTGTACAGACCGAGACGGAAAAAGCAAAAGAATCTTTACAGAATGTTGTACTCGGCGATACTGCATCTGCATTTGAAGGTCTGGGCATAAGCGTCCAAGATGTAGATAACAATTTACGTGATTCTAAAACTGTTTATCTGGAAACGATTGCAGCTCTGAAGGCGATCTCAGATCCTACTGAACGCGATGCGGCATCATTGGATATTTTCGGAAAACGTTTTAATGAAATAAACTCTAAAACCATGCCCGCATTCATCAAGAATATGGATAAAGCGCGGGACCAAACAATCGAATATAACAGCAAACTATCCCTGATTGGAGATACTGCAGGCCCCACGACAGAAGCGTTTGCAAAACTAGGAGTCAGTGTCGTTGATTCATCTGGTCATCTACGCGATTCGGAGGCTGTATTCAATGATGCGATTACCGCGTTAGGCAAGATCCCCAATGAGGCCGAACGGGATGCCCTGGCCATGCAGCTCTTCGGTAAATCGGCCATGGAGCTGAACCCGCTGATCAAAGCCGGCGCTCAGGAGATCGCCAATCTCAGCCAGGAGGCGCGGAACATGGGGGCCGTGGTCAGCGAGGATACTGTCCAGGGCCTGGCTGGATTCTCCGATACGCTGGACGGCATGAAGGCCGGCCTGAGGGGCACGCTGACCACCCTGGCCGGTGAATTCCTGCCGGGCTTTCAAAACTTTGCCGATCAAGCCAAGGGCTATCTACAGCAATTTGGGCAGGTAGTGCGCAGCTCGGGCGGTGATTTTGGAAAGATGGGCGAGGGGGTGGGCAGCCTGATCGGGCGGATGGTCAGCGACCTGGCCAAGCAAGCGCCCCAGCTCCTGCAGGGCGGTCTGGGCATCATCAGGGGACTGCTGAATGCTATTATTGTAAGCCTGCCGCAGATCTTGCCCGCGATTACAGCTCTGCTGACTGCCCTGGTCGATTTCCTGGTAGAGAGTCTTCCCATCCTGGTAGGCGCCGCGCTTCAGATTATTACCACCCTGGCCAATGCCCTGATCCTGAATTTACCGATGATCCTGCAGGCCGGGCTGGAGATCGTGCTGGCGGTGATCCAGGGCCTGACTGAGGCGCTGCCGCAGTTGATCGAATCGGTAACCGAGATCATTCCACAGATCACGAAAGTTTTGATCGAGAACCTGCCTCTGCTCGTTACGTCCGCCATGCAGTTGATCCTGGCGATCATCATGGGTATAACTCAGGCGCTGCCGCAGCTGATCCAGGCTGTAGTGGATCTGATCCCGGTGGTAATCAATACACTGCTGGCCCAACTGCCACTTCTGATCACTGCTGCGGCTCAGTTGATCCTGGCCCTCATCGTGGGTCTGGCACAGGCTCTGCCTCAGCTCATCGATTACCTGCCTACCCTGATACAGACCATCATTGACACCTTACAGCAGAATGTGCCCCTTTTCATGGAAGCAGCCGTTTTACTTGTGGGGGCGCTGATTATCGGAATTGCGCAAGCGCTGCCTGGTTTGGGTGAGTCTGCGCTCGAGATCATAGATATATATGTTGCTACGATCATTAATAACATGGCGACCATATTAGATGTTGGCAAGTCCATTATCGAGGGTGTCTGGCAGGGAATCAAAGATAATGCCGAGGAGTTCAAGAAGAATATCGAGGGATTTTTCAAGGGGATCGTGGATGGGGTAAAACACGCTTTAGGAATCGGGTCTCCGTCAAAGATCTTTGCTGAAATCGGCGTTTCTATGGCCCAGGGTATGACTGCCGGATGGGTCGAACAATTCGATAACGTCCGATCTCAAATCGTAGGCGCGGTGCAGGGTATGGCCAATGGCCTGGGCGGTCCGGATCTGGCGTTTTCCGTGGCTGGGACCGGCGCATCCGGAGCCGGAGCGGGCGTGAACATCCTGGGGGATATCAACGTGTACGCCTCGCCCGGCATGGATGTGAATGCGCTGGCCCAGGCGGTGATCGACAGGCTGGGCGATACGCTGAGCGTGGCGCGTTCGAAAGGACTGCGATGACCTATCGTCTATACCGTTTCGGATCGACCGTGCTGCCTGATTACAATGAAGAGTCAGACGCCGGCCTGGCTGCATCGGGAAAATCGGCGCTGGACCTGCCCACCGGCGGAGCGCTAGACCTGTTTGGCGGCGAGCGCATCACGATAGGCTCCTCTCGACCGACCAAGGCCTGCACGCTGCATGCCGCCACCGAGGCTGCCCTGCTGACCAGCTTTATGGCGCTGCGGGCGCTGGTAGGAACGCGAGAACAGCTCTACCGGATGCGCATTGCAGACGGGCTGCTGGAGTGGGTCTGGGCGCGCTTCGACAAGCTGACCGCCATGCGCAAGTACGGTGGGCGCTCGCGGTTCTTCCAGGATGTAAGCCTGGCGTTTACAATTTATTCGCCGGCCTGGTATGGCGCCCTGGAGCAGCACGAGCACAGGGTAGATGTGGGCATCCACGTGGATGACCTGACCACGTGTCACGCTGAAAGCAACGGGCCCCCGGTGACCAGCCGGATCGTCATTGCCAATGATGGCAACGTCGATCAACGTGATGTAACCTTTACCATTACGTCCGTGCAGGGAGTAACCTCGGTAGTCGTGACCAACGTCTCTACTGGCCATATATGGTCATTTCCAGCAATCGCCGACGGGACTGCTCTGGTCGTAGATTGCGGTGAGATGAGCGTCGAGAATAATGGCGTGGATGCTTACGATGATTTTACGGCGCCTGCCAATCGGGAAGAATGGTTCCTGTTGCAGCCCGGGGCAAACATAGTAACCATCGAGCTGGATGGCGATGTCGATCTCAACGCCAATATCAACATTCAATTTTACGATGCTTTTGCATAGGAGATAGACATGGTTGAATATCTAGAAGCTTTATCCAATGATAGTGCTGATAAGAAATTCGAGGGGATTCTGGCCGATACGGGCGCTGCGAATGAATTCGTGGCCAGGGCTGGAATAAACTTGCGATCGCAACACAGCGAAAATGTCGCCGATGAGGTTGTATCCGTATCGAGCAGCTCAGGCGCGGGTCAGGCGATTGGCGCCACGAGCGACGCGAAAGTGGATACAGATACTACCGGAACAATTTCCGGAAAATTGCGCGGAATAGTGAGTCGTCTAGTGGAAATGTTGGCGCGATTTCCGGCAGTTCTAGGCCAGACCACAAAATCCGGCAGTATGTCAGTTGTGATTGCGTCAGATCAGGAATCGTTTCCGGCGGCTGCCGTAGGGGACAACGTTGGAGTCAATGTGGTTACGGAAATTCGAGGCATGGACCGGCGCACGCAAAACGGCGATCCGGTGTGTGATCTGGGAGTCAATGTGACCAATCAACCGGTGGCAGCCGGGCCCGATCTAAGCCGTTTCGATGACAACACCGCTGGAGCTGATCAGATTGTTACGGTTGGCGCCACTCATGTGCATCTGGGAGCGCTGCACGCGAACACCACGCACGTGTTGATCTCCGTCGAGGATGCCGAGATTCGTTATCGCACCGACGGAACCGATCCGACCTCCACGGTCGGTCACCGGCTCGAGCCACGCAACTCTGTTGTATGGGTAAAAGCCCGCGCCGCCCGCGCCAGTTTCATCCGTGGATATACAGGTCTAAAGGATGCCACGCTGCACGTCTCGCAGCTTATTGAAGTAGCCATTCTCACCAAAACATAGGAAAAACTAAATGCGTTGGTGGCTGGATATCGAAGAACCTGACGGTACAAAAGCCGGACCTGGCCCACTGAGATCTGCAATCTCATTCGAGATTACCCGCCGGCTGGATGCGGCGGGTAAATTCACGGCTAAGGCCAGCCTGGCGGATGGACGCGCCGATATGGTACAGGCCAAGCGGCGAGCTCGCTGCCGGGGGCTGGTGAATGGGGCGTTAACCGACCTGGGAGCGGGGATCATCGACCAGATCGGGATCGACGATGATCTGAACCTGGATCTGTCGGGCGATGACCTGCTGCGCGAGCTGACATACCATCAGGTAGGACGGCTGACCATCGGCGATGAGGTGACGCCCGCCACTACCGGACCTGCTCAGATTGCGGCCTTTTTCCCCACTGGCTGGAGCCTGGATGTGGTGACTGGCTACGATGCTACCCAGAAGGCCATTTACCATGTCTTCGAAGGGGAGAGCTGCCTGGCGGCGCTGTGCAAGCTGGCGGATATCACCGGCGAGCATTTCCGGCTGGGAACGGGCCGGACGGTCGTCTGGATGCAGGACGATCGGCCTATATCGGGGGTGAGGGCCATCCAGGGCGGTGATCCTATAGCCCTTGAATCGAATACCGGCGTAACATCGATCGTCGACATCCAGGAGGATCTGAACAGTTATGACTTCGGGGCCGGGCGCGTATACGCCTACGGGGTAGGTATTGGCGACGCCCGCATTTCTCTGGCGGACACCGTCATCGGAGTGTCCGGCTGGACAGTCGGCAGCGACAGCAAGGGCAGTTACCTCCAGCACACAGCCACGTGGAACGCGTACAGCATCGAGCGCTACATCTCATTCAAGGACATTTCAGACCCCAACACGCTGCTGGCAGTCACCTACGAGTGGATGGTGCGGCGCCTGGCGCTTGGGCGGGCCTATAAAATCTCGGTGGCCAAGCTGGACCGGGCGATAACGGTAGGCTCATCCATCCGGGTCGTTTATAAGCGCATCCTGGACGGGGTTACAGTGGTGGATATCGATACGGACCTGGTCGTGCTGGAAACCACCATGAAATTGGACGCTGACGGGCTGCGCACGGTGGCGCTGAAGATAGCGACTACGGATGTATGGCCGGATAATGCGGCCAGCGCAGCCACCGGCAGTATGACGAATTCCCGCGATTATCAATCATACCCGCAGCCGACCCTGGGCATGTTTGCCCCGACTGCAAGGGGTGACATGATAGCTGCCGACGCCACACCGGAATGGTCGCGGGTTGCGCTGGGCGGCGGAGGCGGATCGGTTTTGACGCGCAATGCAGATGATCCGCTCTGGAGCGCCTATTACCTGGCTGGATTTACCGGGCATACCTACACGTTCCCGGATGCCTCAGGGACTGTAGCGCTGCTAGAGGTGCCAAATGTGTTTACAGTAGGGCCTCAAACTATCCAGACCGGCGCGGATGGCAATCTTGGACTAATTGTGAGGGCCAACAGTGCTACACAATCGGCTCATTTACAGGAATGGCAAAATAGCTCTGGAACCCCTCTGGCTCTCATCGACGAAAATGGCAATCTGACGATACCCGACAACACTTATTTCGTCCCGTCCGGAATCATATACAAGGAAAGTGACCGATTTATTCACAACTTCTATTATGGATATGGAATAACAACCGGGCATAACACATTTGTTGGAAAGAATGCCGGAAACTTCACCATGGGCAGCACGGCCACAGAATTGTTTCATGGCTCTTATAATACTGCGCTAGGCTATAATACGTTGCAAGCGATTACGTTAGGCAGCGGCAATGTCGCTGTGGGGGATGGTGCTCTCTCTGCCGATACTGAAGGGAGTAATAATATCGCAGTAGGTCATTCTGCTTTACTGGTGAATTCGGTAGGTATAGAAAATACTTCGCTAGGGGCAGTAGCGCTGGCTGACAACACCACTGGCCAGGGGAATACCGGAGTGGGATATGCCTCCCTGACCGATAGCGCCACCGGGCTTGACAACGTCGCTGTAGGAACCAGATCGTTATACAGCAATACCACAGGCTCCGAGAATGTGGCCCTGGGAGCTCTTGCCTTATATTACACAAAACCCACATCCAAAGCCATTTCCGGGTTTACAGATTATGGGGAAACCGTTCCCGGGACAATCAATGTGTTTTCAGTCGGGCATGGTTTACCTGCCGGAACCACCCCGAATATCCTCATATCAGGTTCTGTCCACTATAATGATATCTATACGGTCACGCGCATCGACAACAACCACTTCTACTGTACCGCCACCTGGGAAGGCAACGACGGGCCAGCCTGGTGGAGTAAAGTTGGAGAGGGCGATGGGAATATCGCCGTGGGAACGGACGCCGGTATGTCCATCACCAGAGGATCCTATAATATTTTCATAGGATATGACGCCGGGTTGAGCGAAAGCCAAAAAGTGGACGCAGTCGATTCGATGGCTCTAGGGAACGGCGTCTACACCGATGCTGATCACCAGCTGGTAATTGGAAATACTTTAGTGGAATTCATCCGAGGCGAGGTCGGTGGCGGTGATCCCCAGCTCGGATTCTTGGGCGCGGCAGCAGTGGCCAGGCAGGCGCACGTAGCCAATCCGACCGGGGGCAGCACGGTCGACGCCGAAGCCAGATCGGCGATAAATTCAATACTGGCTACGCTGGAGAATTTTGGCTTCCATGAAACATCATAGGTAGAAGGGATTACACAAATGAGCGAACAGTCAATAGAAGTTATCCCGGATATACCCACACCTCCGGATCCGTGGGTGGCGAAGATGCGCGCCAGGCGGGCTAGTCTGGTAGCGGAGCAGGGGCAGGCGGTCGAGCAATTCAAGCTTGCCAATCAGCGTGTGACGGAACTGCAGGTGATTATAGAGCGGACGGTGGGGGCGATTAAGGTTATTGACGAGTTACTGAAGCCACAGGTTTAAAAGCAAAAGGATCCTGTCGCGAGCAGGATCCTTCTATGCGAGGAGATACCAATAAACCGGCCCACCTGGTGGGCGTTGCACCCTTTTCACGGGCATAGGTTCCCGCTTTCGGCCTTTCACGGTGGATGGGCTGTTGTGTCGCATACAGATATTATAGCAAATAGATGGAGGAATGTAAAGATTTGTTGCAAAGAAAACGCCCCATCAGGGGCGCTTTCTTTTCTTTCTTTTTTTTCATACCATGTGTGACTGCGAACAGTTGGAGGCGGTTAGGGGTGGGCAGGGGTTACTTGCGGATTGTAAAGTTTTTAACTTCGGTCGAATCTCCATCTACCTCCACTCTCATGACATGGACAACCCAGCCTTTTCCTAGTGTCCGTCTTGCCTCTTGTACAACTTCCTGAATCGATGACCCGTGGCAAATATCCAGCGATGCACCCTGATCGTTCCCAGCCCATCCGTAATAGTGGTTTTGGGTTTTAGGTCGTCCACCCTTGCGCCCGTTGGCGGCGCTGGAAGCAGCTTTGCGGGCGGAACGGGCGCTGCCCATCAGGCGGGCGGCTTCGCTGCGGGCATACTCAGTAATGTGATCCGGGCAGCGAATTACCAGGCTACCTTCTGGTTTGTCTTTGCGCTGCTCAATCAGCCAACCGCTGGCGATTGCAGCTCCATACTCAGACTGTGTACCACATTTTGAGCAAATAACAATTGTTGCGTTCATCGTCTTATCCTTCTGCCGGTTAGCCACCGGCGGGGCGTGGGTTGATTAGTTGGCTTCGCAATCGCCATAACAATAGGATTGGCATTTATCGCACCAGTCAAAACCGTGCTCTTCTGGTTCGTCGTCCTGGGCTAATATTGCATCGCGCCTTGCTTTGTCAGAGGCTTTTTGCATCTCTTGTAATGCGGTCCAAAACTCACTTACCGCATTGCGGATTGATTGCTCAGTGATGGGCTGTGAGTTTTTCCAGGCATACCACATCATCTGGTATACCTGCTTGCCAGTGGGCTTGTAAGTCAGGTAATCCGGGAAACTGGAATCCCAGGAAAACAATTCGTTCTCGGCTTTGGTAAAATTCATTTTGTAGTTGGTGGTCAGGTTGGTTGCCATTTGCTTCTGCCTTTCGTTTGTCTGTCTAACTATCTATATTATATACCAAACGTTAGGTTTTGTCAAGTAGCAATATCTCACACTTTTAAGGCCAATCCCATCCAGGATGGCTTGTGGTGGGGGAACTATCCCAACGTTAGGTAATAAAATGGGTGTTTTGGAGTACAACCCTGGGGGGTAGTGCCTTATATAGGGGATGTACCCCCACCTGTAGGGCGAAATTGGCAATAATCTCCCTAAACATCAGGTATCAACATGCCCGCAGTTTTATTTCTCTAGCCTGGGGCATCGTAGCGGGAGTTTGACGATCACAAAACAGGCCGTCTACAGGTGGGGGGTATTTTGGGTGCTTGGGGCATATTCTGCCAGTTTATACCCCCATAGGTTGGGGTGAAATCATGTGGGATAAATCCGCCAAAACTATTAAAAATGGCATTATCGAGCCATTACTGTGCTTTATATAGGTTATGTCTTTACACGCACCGGGTTCAGGCGGCGTGTCTATATGTATAACAGCCATCAAAATGGGACAGAGAACACCGGAAGGGTAATACCTGGCGGGGAGGCGAAGGTGATCGAGCCGTGCGGCTCATGCTGGCGCTTGTCGGTACGGACGTAGCGGATCTCTTTGATCAGGGTGCGCAGCATGAGCTGCTGGGCGCGGAAGTCGTCGCCGGCCAGGATGGTGGTCATGTTTTCGATTGCGGCGGCGACTTCGGCCAGGGTGACGGTTTCGGAGGGGGCGGCGAGGTGGCTTTCCAGGATGGCCAGGTCTTCGCTGGTACGGCGCTGCTGTTCTTCGAGGGCTACCAGGTCGGCGAGCAGGGCGGGGGAGTGGCCCATGTCGGCGATGGCGGATGTAATGCGCCGCACTCGCCCGGTCAGGTCGGCCAGGTCGTTCCGCTTGCGGTTGATGGCTGCACGGGTTTCGTCACTGGAGGCGGATAGCTGGCGGTTGGCCTCCTGGTAGACGGCAAATATTTTATTGGGGGTGAAGGTGTTGCGCACAGCGAGCAGGACGGCCTGATGCAGCCGGTCGCGGCCCACGGCCAGGTTGGGGCACGTGCGCAGCCCGGTGTGGTGATCGCAGTTGTAATAGTAGTAGTTGGGGGTGCCGTCCGTGCGGATGGTGGAATGCCCGTTGACGCCATAACCGCACAATCCGCAGCGCACCAGACCGGAAAGCAGGTAGGGGGAGGCTACGCGGCGCGGGTGGTAGGGCCCGTAGCGCTGCAGGCTGTCGCTTTCGATGGCCTGGACGATATCCCAGGTGGGTTTGTCGATGAGGGGCTGGCAGAAATCGTCGACGGTGAGGTCGCCAAAGGCCCAGCGTCCGATATAGATCGGGCTGCGCAGCATGCGACCGTAGGAATAGTGGCGCTGGTAGAGATGGACGGCGCGGTGGATCTCCATGTGGGAGGCCTGGCCAGCGCGCATCCGGAAGGCGAGCTGCACGAGGGGGGCGGTCTGTTCGTCGGGAACCAGGCGGGAGGCGATGTGGGGTGTGCCGTCGCGGCGCTTGCCCAGGTCGACCGGCTCGCGGCGGTAGCCGGCGGGGAGCTGCTTAGCGGGGTAGCAGTGGTGGGCGGTGACGATATAGTACAGGCCGCGGCGGACGTTCCGTGACAAGTCGCGGGAGAAGGATGCATTCTTCCAGTTTACGACGGATTCGAGCAGGCGGCCGTTCAGGTCGTCCGGGATGGCGTCGGAGATGGAGTAGACGATGTAGCCGCGCCGCCGCAGATCGGCCAGGTAGAACTGACCGTCGTCGTAATCCCGAGCCAGGCGGGCGTACTCCCAGATCAGCACGCCAACTTCGGGCACTTTTCCATCGAGGTAGGCGACCATTTCCAAGAACTGGTTACGGCCGGCGGTCCTGGTACCGGAGGCGGTATCTTTGAAGAGGTGGGTAAGGAGCAGGCCGTGGGCGCGGCAGTATTCGGCGAGCCTTTCTTCTTGCTGGGGAATGGACAGGTTCTGGGCGTCACCACCGCTGTCACGAAGATAGGCCACCAGGCGAGCGGAAGTGGAGAAGGGGGAGGTCATGGGCAGGCGCAGCCTGGCGGTTTGTGACAGGTGTATTTCAAGGATATACAGGAATCGCCGCAAGGTTTGCTATTTGAACCGCAATGTTTACAACAAGCTACTGATCCGCTGGTGGCCGTTGGATAAGGCGCCCGCGTGACTGTTGGTAATCGCGGCGATGTTGGAGCTTTTGTCGCCGTAGGCCAGCGCGTGACGGTTGGGATCTTAGTTTTGGTCGGCGTGAGTGTGATAGTCGGAGTCAAAGTCTCCGTAGGGGTTATTGTTGGCGTGGGTGTTATCGTAGGGGTTGGCGAAATGGTTGGTGTTGGAGTCAGGGAGGGAGTATAGGTGATGGTGGATGTGCTGGTCTTTGTGGGTGTTGCGGTAGGTAAAGGGGTAAGAGTGATGGTTGGGGTCAGGGTGGGGGTTGGTGTAGGTTTCGGCTTGATAATCCCCAGCGCCTGGCCGGCGGCAACCACCGACACACAACAAACGAGCATCACCACCACACAGCCACAGGCCGTCCATTTCTTGCGGCGTGGGCTGGATTTGCGCCAGAAGGCCTGTAAACGTTTCATGATCCCATCACTCGTTCCCATTTCGCTGGATTATGAAGTCCATAAACTCTTCGATCATTTTCCTTTGATCGGGTGGTAAATCTGCGATGCGCTGATAACGGTTACTGGTTACATTGGTGGTAGGTTTTTTCTTTCCTGCGGCAATCAAAACCTCATCTTCATCAATGCCAAAAGCGCGAGCAATCCCTTGGCAGGTTTTGTAACCTGGTATTTTACCGTCATTTAATATGCGACTTAAGTAGCCGGAATCAATATTGCCCTTTTTAGAAAGGTCGGCTGGTTTCCAGCCTTTATCATCTATCTTCTTATTCAACCAAGTGTGAAAATCTGTCATTTGATAGTATTTTATTACTACCATCGCTGAATTAGGTCAGTAATAAACTGACTATTGACAGCGATTGACACTTCTGCTATACTGTTTATTGTCAGTAAATAATTGACAAAAGACAGGAGAAAGTATGGCGAGCGATGGTTTTACCACAGTACGAATTCGAAACAGCACGATTGAGCGGCTTCGCGTGATTGCCGAAAAGGGATACCGGTCGCTTGGCTCTCAGATCGATCTACTGGTGAACAATGAATATTTGCAGGTCGTTTCGGTCACCAAGTTGCCTTTTGCCGAGGCACATGGGCAGGATATCCCGTTGGCGCTGGTGAAGCAATTGAACGAGCAGGATGTGACTGAGAGGCAGCCGTGAGTGATCAGCAATCAGTCTGGACATTGACGGATATCCAGCTACGGAATATTGCCGCGTGGGTGATCATCCGACACCGGTCGTTGAAAGCCCAGTTTGCGTGCAAACCTGAAATGTCGCACCTGGCCCAGGGTGAATCTGGGGAGGGCGGTCACGCGGGACTGCCCGTACAGGTTCATCCTGGGGCGGGCGTGACGACCCCGGCCGATTCTCCTTATCAGGCGCCAGCAGGGATAACCTCCTTATCCCTGCTGGCCAGAACAACAACCGGCAACGCCGGTTAAAACATCACACGCCCCCGATGCTTTGGCGGCGCGGAGGCGTGTGAAGAAAGATGATGTATGGCCAATTCTACCACAAATTCAAAACGCCTTTGTTTCGTGGGACGCGTAGGCCCGGCCTTCAGCCTGGACGAGATCCCCGTCTCGCACGCCATCCTGGACCGCGCCAGCATACCCCGCCGGCTGCGGGGCGAAACCCTGACCCTGCCTGAGCGGATATCATATTTGATTAGCCTGCTGGAGGAAGCCCGCTCCAGGCCTGTCAAGCAGATCGTGGTAATCAGCAAGGGGGAATACGATGCCATGACTAAACGATATCAGGAAAACGAGGTAACGCCATGACCGGGGCAGCATGCGGGATCGACACGGGCAGCTTATTGCCCGTTCTGGTGGCCATGTGCCTGGCGCTGCTTATTTTTGGCTTTGTCTATAACTGGCTCACTGAAAAGGCCGAGAAGACCGGCTTCATCAAAGGATATACCAGCCTGTTCGTAGTGGGTGGCGTAGCCGTCACCGTAGCAGCCACGGCAGTGGTGAGTTATGCCTTCGCCATCATCACTGCCGTGGCGTTTATATTTTCCGGAACCCCGATGATCGTCGGCAGCATGATCCGGCACAAGCGCGAGGAGCTGCGCCAGCTCCAGCAGGCCAGAGAGGAAGCGCGCCATGGCAACTCCTCGGAAGAAGTGGCCGACTAATTGTGAATACGCCCGCCTGGACTCGATTGCCCTGGCGGAGCAGGGCTACCGCATCCTGGATGCCCTGCTGGACGAGTTGGACAACGCCCACCTGGTACGCCAGGTCGGACGCGCCATGAACAACCTGAAAGAAATCCGTTTTAAGTTGACCGTGTGTAAGGACGGCCAAAACAATGAGGAGACAAAATGAAGACTCAAACCAACCCAATCCTTCGAACCGTTTTGATTTTCCTGCTTTTTGCCTTGCTGCTCTCGAGCTGCGCAGAAAAAAATGAGGGTGCGCAAGCCACCCTGCAGGCAGTTGCGAAAGCTGCCCAGGATGCCATCGAGGCACAATTGGCAGCCGGCATCGTGATGTCGAGCCTGCCTCCCATCCTGGATGGAGAGGTATACGCCAGCCAGGTTGGCGCATCCCTATGGGCAATCGATAAGGCTATCCATGGCGCTCCCAACGCCAAGATTTACCTCCAGGAGGCCCAGAACATAGCGCTCTTCCTCTCCCCAGGCGCACGTGACGCCTCCGGAGCCAGCTATTGGTTCTGGGGCTTCATCGACGTAAAAACCCGCTCTCTGATCGCCGTCGGCGACCAGCTCAAGCTGGGCGCCAACATCGTCAACTGCAGGACCATGTCAGACTTCATGAAAGCGGTCGAGGAAGCCGGGTTCAAGCGAGTGGAGCCGTCTACGGTGCCTACGCTGGTGGGTTTCCTGAAGATAGCAATCAAATACATGAGGCAGAATAGCACGGCAGCAATGAATGGTGTAAGCAAACTCGGGACCTCGGTCATCGAGATCCTGGTGGTGCCAGCCGGCATGTTGACCCCTGGGAAGATTTACCCCTGGTGCCAGGAGAATCCAGCCCGGTGCGATGGGATCAAGCAATAAGAAATTATCCTGTCTATCCTGTTCATCCCTGTTAGGAGGTATCTATGTTCGGACTCGGTTTCCGTCTAAAGGTGAAATTCTGGCAGCTCGCCATACGAGCATCGGTATTTATCCTTCGGGTTTCGGTCCTAATATTCTGCGGATCGAGGTGGTTGAAGAAAGCCATCGAGGCTCAGGCCGCCAAATCGGTGGGACTGATCGGAGGCGGAGCCATGCTGGTGGCTCGGGACGGCGAGATTATGAGCAGCTATCTGCAAACTATCGATGATAAAACGGCCTTTGGGCCAAATTAAAGAAAGGAGCTTATATGGCAAAGGGAGTCGTATTTCCTGCAATGAATGCCGAGGAGGAAGCAAAGCTGAAACGATTGCTAAAGACCATCGGCGAGTTCATGGGTGATGGAATCGAGACGGAAGCTGTAGTTGTCACGAAAGCGAACGTGCCGGATGACCGCGCGGATATGGTCACTGTCTTGAACAAGATAGCCTATGGACTGAAACGACCTGCCAAACCGGTACAACCTGGCAAGGTCGAATGATCTCACCCCTGCCTGCAGGCGTATACCATCGCCTGCAGGCAGGCGGAGAAAACTAATGAGTGACGAACCCGTCAAGAAATCCAAGCCTCGGAACCAGCCTCAGCCGGTAAAGAAACGCGGCCGGCCCAGAAAAGAGACCTTCGAGGTGCCGGCGCCTGAAGTTGATGCAGATAATCCGCCATCTTACGAGGGAGAATTACGCACATTAAAACAATTGGATATTATTGAATATAACAGGCGTGCGGAAAGCGACTTCGTTTATATCGTCCGAAATTTATTGGCGGTCCATCCAGCCATGCGAGTACGTGAGGTATGCATCGAAACTGCTGCCAGGCTGGATTGTTCTATCCAAACCACCAAGAATTATTTATTGAAACACACTGCAAGTATTTCCGAATTTTCGATAGAAAAAGGCTGGGTTAGTGAGCGAAAAAAGAAATAAATGAGCGCTATTCGAAGCGCCTTCTATTTAATAATAATTTATTTTTTTTTATTTTTATTTTGTTTTTGTTTTTGAGAAATATAAAATCCGGAAGGTTTCCATGATCAGCGATGAAGAGCTGAAGAAAATTCAAAGATACTCTCAGAGGGCCATCGAGGATGGACGGAAGGGGATGGCTATAACGCTGGCCATGGATCCGGCGGTGATGTTTGCCATAGCCGGGGAGCTGCTAAGGTGGCGCAAAATGTCAAGAGCGATCGAGCAGTACACCGCGGTGGACGGAGGCAGCGAACGAACCACGGAGGCAGCACATGAGCGAGGGTGAGATCGGGAGCCGGATCTATACCATCCGCTGGAACGATCTGGGCAAGTACCTGAAACGGGGGATGCAGGTGGTCAGCGTAATGCCCGGACCGGGAGCCGAAACGACCATGCTGGCTGTGCTGCCCAATGAGCTGGTCGCCGACCTGGAGAAGAACCGAAAGGTCAAGGGCAAGGGCAAGCCCAGCCTGAGGGCGATCCTGGTTGAGCTGGCCGGGTGGGCCTCGTTCAGGCCTGGGGACATACGGCGGGCGGTGCTGTCCGGAGGGCTGGGGATCGATGTGATCTGCGGGATCGACGGCATGTGGCGGCTGCAGATCTGGCGGGAGGGCGTCGAGCCATCCCTGAGGGAGTGGCAAACCGTGCTGAAGTCCTGGCCTTCACCGCTGCCGGAAGTGACCTATAAACATTTCGACCATAACCAGCGGAAGTACCTCCGCGGTGAATGGAAGGTGACCGATGAACAAACAGATATACCTGGTATGCCTGCTGCCCAGGAGGGAACACTGGACAGCACTGACGAGCCCGCTTCTGCCAACGGATGAGATCGCCATATTTCGCAAGCGACCGGGTGAAACGGCTAACCCTCGGCTGTATCGACATTACGATTATCTGCCAGGCCTGCGCTACCAGCGCCTGCTGCGCATCATCGGGCGGAGGGAGCTATGACCAAATGCGCGTGGTGCGGATGCATGGTCGATGACCGCAAGGCGGATGTGGACGGCAATCACCTGAACTTTACCGACTGCATCGGGGCGCTGAAGAGCAAAGTCCAGGCGCTTACCCAGGAGCTGATCGACGAGCGGGTGATCACGGCCTCGCTGACCGATCGCCTGGAGATCTGCCGCATCTGCCCGCTGGCGGATGAAGAACCAAGTCAATAAATTCATACATAGGAAATTGGAGAGATACAATGGAAATCGAAGAAACAAAATTCGCAACGGAAATCATCACGATACCCATCGCAGAAATCAAATCCAACCCTCGCCAGCCGCGGAGCCTCTTCGATGCTGCCGAGATGGCCAGCCTGGTGGAGTCGGTCAAGCAGTATGGCATCCTCCAGCCGCTGATGGTCACGATAGCGGATGGTGGAATATATGTTCTAATCGCGGGAGAAAGGCGCCTGCGGGCGGCCAGGGAAGCAGGCCTGGAAGAAGTGCCGGCGGTGATCTGCCCGGAGGCCTCCGAACGGGAGATGCTCGAGCTGGCGCTGATCGAGAACGTGCAGCGCACCGACCTGAACCCGCTGGAGAAGGCGCGTGCATACCAGCAGCTCATCGATGAATTCAGACTGACGCATGACGATATAGCCGGGCGGGTTGGCCAGCACCGCAGCACGGTAAGCAACACCCTGCGCCTGCTCAAGTTGCCGGATGGTATCCAGAAATCCCTGCTCAGCGGCTCGATCAGCGAGCGCCAGGCTGCGGCCTTGCTGGCGCTGTACGACCTGCCCCTACCGCTGCGCAAGCGCGCGGAGGAATACAACTACGATCCCAGCCTGAAACCTTCGAACGTCGAGGAGAAAGTCAGTCACGGGGCATCCTCCGATTACGTGCGGGACACCATCAGCCGCATGCTGCTGGCATTTGGAAAGCGGTTGATCTGGAACCCTAACACTGCCTTCGCCGTGCCACCGGAAATGCCCTCCTTATGTGCGGATTGCGGGATGCTGATCTACCGCAGCGGTGATAACCTGTGCGGGGAGGAGTTGTGTTTCCAGGTGCGCCTGAACGCCTACAACCGCCAGCGCCTGCCGCTGCCGGAGCCGACCCCCACACCGGCGCCGGCGCCCGCTCCACGAGTAAATGTGGAGATCAAGCATTTTAATACTGCTCCTTCAGAGCCGGAAGAAGAAGATATTGAGCCAGACACGGAGATCCCCCCAACCAGGCCGGTCATGGGATACAGCACGGTCACCGAGCCGGAACCGGAATCTACGCCCATAGAGGCGCAAGATATGGCGGCTCCACCTGCCCCCGCTGCGCCGGTCACCCTGGTTACGGCGCCCCCTCCCGCTGCACCCGACTGGGAGCACGCCACCCTGCTGGTCACCATCACCTATATGCCAGCCGATGGCAATCCGGACGGCCGGAACGTGTGGGTGGGTTTGCGCGCCAACAACAGCGCCCCGGCGATTCGCATGTGCCGGGAGAAAGAAACGCTGCTGCCCGGCTACCTGGCCGGTCTGCTGCTCGACATGGAAACCAAATTCAAGGAGACCTGAAATGTACACAGTCACCATCGAAGGGCAAAAGATTCCGTTACCTGACGAGATCGGATCGGATGATGCCAAAGTGCGCCAGGCCCTGGCGCCATACTTCCCGGATGCAGCCAATGCGCTGATCACCCGCACAGTGAAAGACGGCGAGACCACCATCAACGTGGTCAAGAAAGCGGGCACCAAGGGTTTACATGCAGGCCTGCAGATGCTCCAGGCCTGCACAGGCGGCAAGAACCCGGCAGTGGCGCTGTATGAGGAGATCAAAGCCAATCCAGAGCCGCTCAGCCCCGAGCAGCTCCTGGTGATGGACAGCCGCATCGAGCAGGCTCTGGACGAGGGCAAGAAGCAGCGGGATGCCGTGGCGCATGCCGCCAAGCGGCTGATCCGAGCCCGCCCCCAGCCTGCGGAGGCGGTCGTACAGGGATTTTGATGAAACTCACATTCGATCAGGTCAGGCAGGAGCTGGACGGCCTGCGCCAGGTCAGTTACGTAGAGGCCGAGTCGCTCCTCGAGCGCGCCCAGGCGACCACCACCCACGCCTCGCTGGTGGCTGCATACGCCCCCCAACACCTGGGGGAAATCCGCGGCGTGAGCCTGCTCGAAGAGCCTGGGACGGATATGAACCCCCTGGAAGAGATTGTCTATAATGTGCTATCCAGCCTGTTCCCCTGTAACGTCGATTCGCTGTTTCAGGAAATTCTGGACGGCGAGGCTGTACCCGGCCTGATCATCGATCCCGTGTTCAATTTCAGCAGTGAAGAATTCGGCGATATGGTCATGGATCCGGAGAATTTCGGCAGCAGCGAATTGAGCAGCCTGCTGATCTTCGTGCGCTACCTGGGTCTCGTTATCGATGCGCCCTATTTCGAGCTGGCTGCTAAGTATTTCGGCTGGCCGGTGGATGCCCCGGAATGCTGCACGACCGCGGAGAGTATCGATACGGTAGATATGCCACGTTTCTATGCCCTGCTCCAGGAGCACAGCCTGGACGAATTCATGCTGCCTTTCCAATGCAGCGCTCAGGAAACCGGCAATATCTTCCTGGACTGGACGCTGGATGAAGCCTATAACGAATACATCCCTTACAGCATGGCATCCATCCGCGATCTGGTCCATGAATGGGAGTCGGCGCGGCCGCGGGTCGAGCAGATGAAGGCTGCCGCAGGACGGTTCCAAAAGGACCGCTGGATCGCTTCCAGGATTATCGAGCTGTGGGATCGATGCATCCGCTACAAAGATGGGCGAGTGCCGCGCACCCTGGTCGAGATGTGGGGCATTGATGCGGATGGGGATGTCGAGGTGGTAGCGGATGAATTCTACGGACCGGTAGGCGTGGAGGAAGCCGATGATTGAATACATCCCCTCACCACAGTTCAAGGCTCTCGCATCGTTGTTCTTCCTGGACAACGGTCATTACCTTTTCCGCTTCCTGGAGAATGGGAAAGAAGCCTCCAAGTTTGTCACATCCGTGGACGTGGCTGCTGCCTTCAGCATGAAAGAGATCGACACCGGCTGGCTGCCGGCGGGGATCGTGCGCTGCGGCCAGAATGCAGCCGGGCCGTGGTTCGTTTACTCCACGCCTCCCCAGAAGGTAAAGATATCGCTGGATGCAGGCATCCGGATGGTGGTCCCGGCGCCCCGCCTGGCGCTGATCGGCAGCGGGAACGCGTATCGCATGGCAGCCATGCGTGAGAAGCACTTCCGGGCTGAAGCGCTTATCTATCACGCCCCATTCCCCAACATTTACCCGGACGGGCGTATCTGCTGGGGAACCAACACCCCGCCCGAGGCCCTGCCCGAGAATGCACGGAAGGCCTGGGAGCTGTTCTTCGAGTCGCCCTTCAACGCCGATTTGACCGGCAATAAATCGAAGCTGCACTCGAACGACGTGCGGGATATGCTGCGCGAGCTGGAGCGGCGCCAGGCCAGGAGCTATCCCGCCGATGATTTGCTCTCGATGAATAATGATGTCGAGGGACTGTTGAGAAAAGCGATCGGAGGTAACGCATGATCGTCAGTCATATTTTCGCCAAAACAACAGAGCTGGGTCCGATCTCGGAAGGCGATTTATATCAATATGTAGTCGCAGCGAATGGGGTCTTTTTACGGGCAGAGCGGCCAGGCTTGAAAGCCATGATCTGGGTGGCATCGACCAGCGCGCCGATCCGAGGCCTGGTCGTGTTGACCTCCTACGTGCATCTGACCGAGAACCGGGTACCTGTGCGCATCACGGCGCGCATGGTCGAGATGGCATATCACATGCAGGGACGCGAGATCCTGTTCTACCTGGAGCCGGTCCCGGTGCGTTGGATCGAGGCCGATACCCATACCGCTATGGTCAGCAGCCGGCCTGAAAATCCATGGCGCTTGCGAGTGCCCGAGCAGATTGCAACACCCGCCAGCGTCAAGCCGGTCAATCCCGGCGACGGGGCGGAGGCGCTGATCGAGCTGCATTCTCACCATGGCATGGGAGCGTTTTTTTCCAGCATGGACTCCCGCGATGAGACCGGGTTTCGAATTTATGCAGTCCTTGGGAATCTGGATTCAACGCCGATGATCAACGTAAGGGTAGGCATCTATGGCAACTTCTGCGGTATCCCGGCTGACATGGTTTTCGAGCTGCCGGTGGGCCTGGTGGATGCTTATATCTTAGGGAGCACTTATGGCGATGACCGTTGATCTATCCTACTCCCAGGCCTGCAAGCTGCTGCTGCCGTCCTATGAGTCGGTCAACCTGAGCCTGGTCGGCTGCGGAGGGACCGGGTCATGGCTGGCGCCGTCGGTGGTGCGCGTGGGGCGATTGCTGCATGAGAAATTCCGGAAGCAGGTGCTGATCCACTTTATCGATCCGGACGATATCGAGCCCAAGAACGTTTACCGGCAGAACTTCTGTGACGCCGAGGTGGGACGGAACAAAGCCGTTTCCCTGGCTTACCGCTACGGCCTGGCCTGGGGCATGGAGATCATGGCCATCCCCAAGCCGTTCGAAAAGGGCATGTTTCCCAGGGATATGGAAATGAACATCCTGATCGGATGCGTGGACCGGGCCAGCGGCAGGCGAGAGTTAGCGCAATACATATCTCATGGACCACGTCGATGGTGGCTGGACTGCGGGAATTTCAAAGCTGCTGGGCAGGTGCTGCTGGGCAGCGGGGATCATTTCCGAGAATCGGGCGAGCTGCCCGGGTACTGCTCCTGGCTGCCCAGCCCGTCGAAACAGCATCCCGAGCTGCTCCAGGAAGAGCCATGGATCCCGGAGAGCGAGGCAGACCTATCCTGCGCCGACCTGGCGATGCGTGACAGCCAGTCCCTGGCGATCAACCAACGCGTGGCGGCGGAGGCCAGCGACTACCTGGTGCGCATGCTGCTGACCAGGGATTTACAGAAGATGGCAACCTACATCGACCTGGCCAGTGGATCGAGCCGGTCGGTGTATATCACCAGGGAGAATGTGAAAATTGGAGGATGAGATGGCAAAACTGATTGTAATCTATCAAGGCGAAGATGCTTGTACACAGTGTTTAGGATGGAAACGTGTTGCTGAAGAGTCTGGCGAATCATGGAAATATTGGGCAGAATTGCCAGCACCTTCTAATTTAGCGGTACAGTTAGGTGTAGTAAAGCCCGTTGAATGCCCGCGGTGCAGGGGAACCGGTATCGAGCCGAAATTAAATAGTGGAGGGCAAAATGCCTGAGGCTTATGTTCGGATATTGACTGATGATGGGAAACGATATAAGGCTCTTATCGATTGGAAGAGAAGTAATCGTAGCTTCCGGACCGCTACGCAGGCTAAGGAGTATGCGGCTCGGTGGAAGGCTCGATACCGAAGGCTAAAAAAGTTGCAAATGGGAGGATGAAGCATGACCATCACCACCGACTTACAACGCCAGCTCGTCAAATACATCGTCGAGCATTCCGGCCACGACGCCCACCGGCGCTACATCGGCCTTTCCGGGATCGGCGACTGCGAACAGGTAATTTATGACCGGTATATGTCAGGGACGCCGGCAACGGTCAACGAGCGCATGAAGACCGCCATCAGCTACGACCTGGAGCAGGCGCTGATCGAGAAGCTGACCGCCCTGCGGCTGTATCGTCCGGGCGAAGAAATCAGCCGTCTGTATGGCCTGGTGCAAGGCCATACAGACGGCTGGATCAGAAACGACCTGCTGGAGATCAAGACCATCGAGCGAGAAGAATGGTTTCCGGAAAGCCGCGTGCCGTTTCGGGTCTACATGCAGGTCCAGGCTTATCTCCATTACCTGAATACCCAATTTGCCCAAGTGATCTATCTGGCGCGTGACACTGGTGCGGTGCAGGTATATGGCATCCGCCGCGATGAGCGCCGAGGAGAAGAGATCGAAAGCAAACTGGTTCATCTAATGAGCGCTGTAATGACCATGAACCGCCCGGAGTGCACCTGTGGACGATGCAAAGAGTAATGTCAAATTCCAAGAAGTAGAAGATTCACTCTCGCGATTATTGACATTGTTAGGCGGTGATCGTGTGGTTCAGCTCGCTCAAAAGATAGATGATGTCATTGCCGATACGCATTTTGGGAATGTGACCATCGTCATCACGGATGGGCGGGTGAGGCTGCTGAAAGCGGAGAAGAGTTATGAATAATCGATGGGCTGAGGAAGCAAACTATTGGGATACGGTGGTGACGCCGGCGAAGAGCCAGGGCGAGATCACCGAATTGCTCCAGGATTTCGGCGCCGAAAGCACTATGATGGCCCAGGGTCAGGCGGATGGGCGTTATGCATGGCTGGTCCGCTTTCGCTGGCATGGGGCGAACTACCGGTTTTCTTTCACTCCGCTTCTGTGTCAATGGCCCAACAAACAATCCAATTTTGCGGGCAAGCGCCGGGAACACAACGAACAAGCCCGATATCAGATGGGTAGAATTGCCTGTCATTTTATAAAAGCCATTCTAACGGCAGCCGAAGCGCAGCCAGGCGCGTTATTTGGCTTCATGGAGCTGCCCAGCGCAGCCACCCGATCGGGAATGCCTCCCGTGGCGTCTGAGCTGGATGTAGCTATGCTGCTCGAAGCTGCACCATTGTTCCAATTACCGGAAATAACAATAGACAGATAGTTGCATTATCCTGGAAACGGCGTATAATTGAATCAGGCTCTAGACCAGCGGGTATCCGCCGGGGCCGCATTTTTGCCATTTATGGCAAGATGCGGCTCCGGTTTTTTTGTTTAAGGAGGTTCTGATGAAAAGTTCTTTGAAATTCCTGATCCTATTCTGCTCGATAATGGTGCTGGCCTTTCTGCCCACCATCCCAGCCCAGGCAGCCAGCCCGGGCGCTCTCTCCCCTGAAACTTCCATATTCATCCAATCCCTTCTAACCCGCGGCGGGTGGCTGCTGCTGGTCATTGCACTTGATCTGGTGTTGGGTGTGACTGTGGCTCTTAAACAACATGTATTCAAATGGAGCAGGCTGGCAGATTTTCTAGCCAGTTACGGGCCAAAGATTATCGCCTGGCTGGGTCTGGAGTGCTTGGGTTTGCTGCCTTCCGATCTAAAAGTATTGGCGGGTGTCGGCGAAGCCCTGGGTATCGGTGCATACGCAGTCATAATATTGTCGGCTGCGGGGTCGGTACTGGGCCATGCGCGGGCATTGGGCATTCTCCCGGTTGGCTTACCGGGCGTCCAGCCCACGGATAAAGGCAAGTAGCCATGCCGCCCGGCTCAAGCGCGGTTCAATCTCAACTCAACAGCCTGGGGGAACGCATGGAGAAAAACTTCGATGAGGTAAAGGTCATGATGAACGGCTTTGACTCGCGTGTGCGCGAGATAGAAAAGAGCGAGGCCGGATGTCGGGCTTTGATATCCGAACGCATAGATGCGGCATGGAATAAGTTAGACGAACACACCACCACTCTGAAAGAAATCAATGAAATCGTGACCAAACAGGTTCTTCTCGTAACCCAACTGATTGAATCACAAAGGCAGCTCAAGGATATCTTGAAGTGGGTGCTGAGTATTATTACTGCGGTCATTGTGGTGATAGTTATCGGCCTGGCCACCGGGCAGGCAACGGTGATATTTCGATAATGCCTACTTCAGCATTACGTCCCTGTTCATATCCTGGATGCAACAACCTGGTCCGATCTGGCAGGTGCGATGCGCATCCGATTGAGTCTGTGGATCAACATAACCCTGAGCATCAACGCTTGTACAACACAGCCAGGTGGAAACGATTACGCAGGCTGCAATTGAGTCAATATCCCTGGTGCGCACAGTGTTTGCGTGCCAACATCTATACCCCAGCTACGGATGTGGATCATGAGCAGCCTCACAGAGGCGACCCCGTCAGGTTCTACACTGGCAAATTGCAATCATTATGTCATACCTGCCATAGCAGCAAAACTGCGGTAGAGGTATTGAATAAAAGGGTTCATTAGATGGCTTATTGCGCTTGTTGTGGTGAATGGTTCATTCCTAATAAGGGACATCCATATCAGAAGTTTTGTAGTCGAAAACACAGCCAGCAATTCTACCATAAGAAAGAAAACGAAAGACGAACGCAAAAGAGGAGAGAAAAATTACAACTTTGCCTATTTTGTAGAACGTTATTTTCGCCATCTAAGGAACATCTAAGGTATTGCTCTGATATGTGTAGTTCTATAGCGCATGTCCTGAATCTTCAAGAGCAACGTAAAGCAGCAATAGTAATTGAAGGAAAAGGCCAGATAAGAAATTGCAAATATTGTGGTCGTGAATTCAATACTAAAACATCAGGTAGATCCAAATTTGATACAGAGCGATGTTATTTTCTTTTTACTTACAGGCATGAAGAACCTCAGGAGAGAATGAAGGTTTGTGAATACTGTGGGAAGGAATTTACCACTAGAATATCGAACTCAAGGGCATGTCCGAAACACGTTAAACGAATACATCAGATAGCCCGTCGTATAAGAGAAAGAAATGTTATTCATGAACCCTACTCAAGATTTGCGATTTATCAACGCGATCAATTTACTTGTCATATATGTGAGAAGCCATTGAACATGGATGCAGTTGTCCCTCAATGGGATAGTCCGACCATTGATCATGTTGTGGCGTTGGTGAATGGTGGCAGTGATACGCCGAGCAATGTAAAGGCAGCACATTTCTTGTGCAATTCAATCAAGAGTAACAAATAATGAAACTATTAGATAGGCTATCAATAATGTTTGCAACTTTCGAATGACTAG